CCTGGACCTCAAGGTCCACAAGGCGACACTGGTCCTCGAGGTCCGCAAGGTCCACAGGGACCAATTGGTTCAACTGGTGAAACTGGTCCACAGGGACCGACTGGCGCTGTTGGTCCGCAGGGTCCACAAGGACCACAAGGTATCGTTGGTCCTCAAGGTCCTCAAGGACCGCAGGGTGTGACTGGTGATACTGGTCCGCAAGGACCACAGGGTCCGCAAGGTCCACAAGGTCCACAGGGTCCGCAAGGTCCGCAGGGTCCACAAGGCGTAAAAGGCGACACTGGTGAGTTTGGTGGAGCAACATTTGAATTTGTGTATCTAACAAACACAGCAAACAGTGACCCTGGCGTTGCAAATGTCAAGTTTAATAATACAAATCTTGGTAGCGCGGCGACCATGTATCTCGATTTCATTGATGATAATGGGGCAAACTGCTTCAACTATCTACAAACAATCGACGATTCAACATCAACTATCAAGGGAACTTTTAAAGTTGCAAACAGCGCAAATGTGTTGGACTATGCATACTTTAATATTAATGGATTGCATGATCACACTGCTAATTTCTTCTATATTCCAGTTGCACATTTAAATGGAACAACAAGTTTCCCTGACGGCGCAAATGTTACACTTACATTCACTCGCACAGGTGATAAAGGTGACACTGGTCCGCAGGGTCCACAAGGACCACAAGGCGTCACAGGTCCACAAGGTCCACAAGGTCCGCAGGGACCACAAGGTGTGACTGGCGCAAGAAATTATACTGTTACAAATAGTGGAACAAGTGCATATGTAATTGATGGTGCAAATGATCCAACATTGTATGTGATGCGCGGATTCACATATGAATTCTTTGTAAATGCATCTGGGCACCCTTTCTGGATTCAAACAGTTGCAGCACCATATAGTTCTGGAGATGTTTACAGTAGCGGCGTCACAAATAATGGTGATGATGTTGGTACAATAACATTTGCAGTTCCATATGATGCACCAAGCACATTGTACTATGTTTGCCAAAATCACTCAGCAATGAGCGGCACAATTGTAATCAGTGATATTGGTCCAGTTGGACCACAAGGACCACAAGGTGTTGCGGGTCCAACTGGACCAGTTGCTGGTTCAAACACACATGTCATATTCAATAATAATAGTGTCCCTGGTGGTTCTGCAAATCTAAAGTTTGATTTAGATGGAAATGTATTCAGTGTGGGTAGTTCTACTCTTGTAGCGAATGTATCAAATAATTCTGTTACAATGAGTGGCAATTTGACCGCTACAATGAAGTCAGGTAAAGACTTCATGATTGCGAATACAAATACAAATGGAGCAAATACTGTAGATTTGTCTGTGTCAAATTACTTTAGACATACTTTGACTGCAAGTGTTCAATTCACCTTTGTGAATGCCCCAGCTTCTGGAACATCCCAGATGTTCTCGCTTCTACTTACACAAGATGGAGCAGGTAGTAGAACACCAACGTTTGCGAATACAATATATTGGGCTGGTGGTGCAATACCTCCTGCTACAACTGCAGCAAATGCTCGTGACTTGTGGACGTTTATCACTTATGATGGTGGTTCGACATATTGGGGTACGTTGACTATGAAGGACGTGCGCTAAATAGTATAGATTATTCTTTTGTGAGTTTGTTATGAAGATACATGTATTGGTTAACCCAAGAAATCCTACTGGGCTTGCGAATCGCGTTGATCCATTCGCAGTTCATGGATACAAATATATCAAGCATCTGTCACCACATTTCGAAATGGTGCACTATGGCATTCCTGGTGCACAAGTTGATTGTGAGCATGTTGATATTCCAACAACACCAACAGAAATACAACGCTTCAATGGAATTGCTGGTGAAGAAATTCGCAAAAGAGCAAATCCTGGCGATTTAATCGCATGTTTCTTTGGCGTTGATAATAAACTTGCTTGTGATATGAATCCAACATGCAAGGTTGTTGAACCATCAATTGGTTATCGCGCAAATGGAATTTTCGCGCCATATCGTGTGTTTACTTCTTATGCAAACATGCATATGTTTTACGGTGAGCGAGGAATGCTTATGAACCCATCATGGTTTGATGAGGTGATTGGTAATCCATTTACAGTCAGCGAGTTTGAATACTCCGAAGAAAAAGAAGATTATTTTTTATACTTTGGGCGCGTTTGTGAAGAGAAAGGCGTTCATCTTGCAATTCAAGCAACAGAAAAAGCTGGCAAAAAATTAATTATTGCTGGACCAGGATCTCTTAAAACACTTGGATATGATACAACTCCAGAACATGTTGAAGTCTTTGGCGTTGCAAATGCTGAACAAAGAAAGCAACTCATGAAGAATGCCAAAGGATTGATTGGATTGACATACTATGTTGAGCCATTTGGTAATATGGTAATTGAAGCAAATCTATCTGGCACTCCTATCATCACGACAGATTGGGGTGCATTTCCAGAGATTGTTCTTGAGGGACAAACTGGATATCGTGTGCGTGATTTCAAATCTCTACTCAATGCAATTAATAATATTGATAAGATCAATGCGTTTGAATGTAGAGAGTGGGGATTGAATTTCTCTGATGAAATAATCCACGACAAACATAAAAACTACTTAAACAAAGTTATTGCAAACGATTTTTATGCGTAAGTTATTCATAGTAGGATCTTCAATACAACCAAGAGAAGGGCGATTTACATATAGCCCAACTCGATCTAAATTTCCTGCAGATGAAAGGTTTAGGCAAACAATCTTTACTGCAAATTCAATTCGAGCTGCATTTCCAGATGCAAAAATTGTAATCGTCGATTCCTCTGCAGACTATGCTGAGTATGTGCAAACTTTTTGGCATATGAAAGATGTTGATTTTGTTCCGCTACGAGAGTTATGTAATGAAGCATATGAAATTGTAAATACTCATCCGAATAAAAGTTTATGCGAATCATTGCTCTTGAACACGTATTATAAAATACACAAACCACAAATTAAAGAATACGATTTTGTATTCAAAGCGACAGGAAGATATTTCTACTATGATTTTAATGATAAGTTACTAACTGAAGAGAATAAAGATAAGATCTTTTTTAAGAAGCCATTAAACTTTGAATGGAACGATGATTGGCGTTATCAGTTTGTGGATAGAAGAATATTTCAAAATAATAATAGACTACATCAGTACTGCACTGTTCTATATGGATTCGGGTCTGATCATCTAGAGAAGTTTATAGATATAAATGAGGCGACGATTCATTTATTGAATCAGCCAGCGATGAGTCACTATGATATTGAAACTTTATCGTATTATTTTACAAGAGCGTTTGAAGACAAAGTAATTGAAGTCGATTGGAAGGTTTCTGGCTGGGATGGAACTTCTGGTCGATTTATGTACTATTGAGGATATATTGATGAAAGTAAAGACAATTATTATCGACGATTTCTACAGCAATCCAGATACTGTGAGAGAATTTGCTCTTTCGCAGAAATTTGAAGTTTCTGGGAACTATCCAGGGCTTAGAACGCAAGCCTTTCTGACGGAGGATACCAAGAAAATTATCGGTGAGATCGTAAGTTATGCAGCTGGTAAGGTCACTCATTGGTTTGAAGATTCTGGTTATACTGGAGCATTTCAAATTTGCACTGCACAGGATCGCACGTGGATTCATGCCGATCAATACAATACTTGGGCAGGTGTATGTTACTTAACTCCTGACGCGCCACTTTCTTCTGGAACTGCGCTATATCGGCATAAAGCCACAGGGCAGTATGAACGTACAGATAAGGATTACGAAGGATACGATTATACGAAGTGGGAGATGACTGATTATATCGCAAACAAATATAATCGTCTTGTATTATATCGAGGGAACATGTTTCATGCTTCGTTAGATTATTTCGGAAGCACATTACATTCTGGTCGACTATTTCAAACATTTTTCTTTAATACTGAATACTAATGAAAGTTCTTCATGTAATCTTTTCTTGTAATCGTCTTCCCTATTTGACGAAAACTCTCGAGTCTTTACATCTATTAGATTATTGTGGGCATCAGGTAGATCGTTTGATTTTCGATGATTATCCAAGAACTCGAAACGATTATATTTTCGATTTACTTGGTAAAACTCACAAGTGCAATGTCTTTATGCATAAAGAAAATATGGGATTATCGGTCACATGGTCGGAATTTTTCGATTATCTAAAGACAACTGACTACGATTATATTATTCACCAAGAGGATGACGTTATTCTCAAAGAGCCAGTCCGTTTAGACGATATGATTGAAATCCTGGAATCTGACCCTAAAATGGCTTCTGTTGTTCTTCAGAGACAAGAATGGTATTTTCACGAGACACCACCTAAAGTTGAACAAACAGATACTCCAATTAAGCAGTATTATTACAGTAAAAACACAAAACAGTTTCCGATTATCTTCTCTTTCTACCGCCGAAGCATTATAAACTATCCATTCCGAGAATACTGGGGATTTACAATTAACGAAGGCATGATTATGGTCTATTTGGACCATTTTGAGCAGATGTATTCAGCAATTTTAAAGAATTCTGAGGGTAAAAATATCATAGAACATATTGGAGAAGAATCTACTGGACGTAGAATCCTTCCTGGAGAGCCCAATTGGGAACAATTGATGGGAGACTTATCTCATAAACTAAATATACAATAATTAGAGAGGTTCTAAATGTCCCATCCATTATCGCGCTCTCAACTCAAAGATTATTGTCTTAGAAAACTCGGGTTTCCAGTTATCGATATCAATGTCGATGAGGATCAACTAGAGGATCGAATTGACGATGCTCTTTACATGTATAAATCATACCATTTCGATGGTACAGAGCGCTGCTATTTGGCTCATGAAGTAACTGCAGGAGATATCTCAAACACTTACATCACTCTTGCAAATTCTATTGTAAGCGTGAGCCAAGTTTTCCCAGTTACAGGCGCAGTACAGTCTTCAGTTTCCTCTACTGGCTTCAACATGTTTGATATTAATTATCAACTTCGCCTCAACGATTTTTATAACCTAACAGCTTCCTCTTACACTTACTATGTTATCGCTCGAGAACATCTTGCGATGCTCGATATGATCGTAACTGGACTTCCTCCATTTACATTTAATAAGCAAATGCATAGATTAAATGTTCAGATGGATTGGAACAAGTTTAACGATAATACATACCTTGCCTTTGAGTGCCATAGAATTGTAGATCCAGAAGTTTATTCTGGAATATATTCCGATATTTGGGTTCGTGATTATACTGCAGCACTATTCAAGCAGCAATGGGGCACGAACTTAAAGAAATATGGAAATTATACTCTTCCAGGTGGACTAGTCATTAATGCACAAACCATTTACGACGAAGCAACTCAAGAAGTGTTAATGCTAGAAGAAAAACTTCGCGACACATACGAAGAACCAGTTCCGTTTATTGTAGGATAAAATGCCAACTAGTGTATACTTCAACAATCAGAAAGCATCAGTTGAACAACAACTGATCGAAGATTTGATCATTGAATCAATTCGCAATCATGGGATAGATGTATACTATCTTCCAAGAGAATCACGTTCATCTACAGACGAACTATTTGGTGATGATCCAGTCAAATGCTATCGCAGTGCAATCAAAGTTGATATGTATCTTGAATCATTTCAAGACTTCGAAGGAAACTCCGAATTCTTTAGCAAATTTGGTCTTGAAATTCAAAAAGTCGCGCGCATGGCAGTTGCTCGTCGCACATTTGAACGATTAGTCACAAGACAATATCCAACAACTCATAATCTTCCAAAAGAAGGTGATCTGATTTATCTTCCTGTACAAAAGAAAATTCTAGAAATAAAGGGCGTTGAAGAAGAAAAGAACTTCTTCCAGGCTGGCAAGATCGCTCCATATATGTTTGGATTGACAATGGAAGCCTTCAAGTATAATGGAGAATTGTTCGAAACTGGTGTATCAGAGATCGATAATATTTCTGATCTACAAGCAATGATTCTTGAGTATGTGCTTGACTCTGGCGGATCAGGGACCTTTACTGATCAAGAATGGGTCTATCAGGGATCTAGTTTTGCCACGGCAACTGCAAAAGGATTAGTCGCCTCTTGGAATAAGCCAAATCGACAACTCAAACTCAAAAATATATTTGGTTCTTTCGTTGACACAGAACAAATAAAAGGTAGATCTAGTGGCGCAATTTGGGAAATACAGACTGATGCAAATAAACTTGTTGATGCTGCTGGAAATAAACTCGATGACAATTTCTTGATTGAGCAAGAAGCAGATAACATATTAGACTTTAGCGAATCAAATCCATTCGGTGAGCCATAATGTTATCAGGTACACATTTTTATCACCGAATCACTCGTAAAATGGTTGTTGCATTTGGAACACTATTCAACAACATTATGCTCAAAAGATACAATAGAGCAGGGACACAAGAGATTGAGAGAATTAATGTTCCATTAATGTATGCGCAAAAAGAAAAATTCTATGAGCGTATTACTCAAGATCCAAACTTGGCAAATGAAACAATGATGACATTACCAAGAATGAGTTTTGAAATGACTGCGATTACTTACGATCCTCTTCGTAAAAGAAGCAGTTTTGTAAATAGTTTTTCAGCAGGCAGCGACAACACTAAAGTTAAAAATGTTTTTGCTTCCCCATATAATTTTGATTTCACACTTTCACTTTACGTTCGAAATGTTGAAGATGGTACTCAAATAATTGAGCAGATTCTTCCATATTTTTCTCCAGATTATACAGTCACGATGAATCTAGTTGATATTGCAACGGAAAGGGTTGATGTTCCATTCATACTTAATTCTGTTTCACAAGATGTTAATAATATTGGTGTAAGTTCTGACAATGTTCGAATTATTATTTGGACATTGACATTTACTGCAAAAGGCTATATGTATGGTGCAACCACTGAGTCTAAAATTATTCGCAAGGCTACTGCAAATACATATGATAGCACATTTAACACAACAGCACAAAAAGAGATTGTATTCAGCACTGGAAGAGGTGTCTTTAAAATTGGAGAATTGGTTTATGAAGGTAGAACATTGAGTGAAGCCAACGCAACTGCATTTGTACATTCATGGAATCCAACAACCAATACAATTGTGGTTGTTGATACAAACGGTGTTCTAAAGACAGGTAAATACATGACTGGTGCAGTATCAAATGCATCTTGGAATATACAAAGTTTCACAACGCCAACTAATCAGCTCGTGAGACAGATTGTGTATCCAGATCCAATGAACGCAAATGCTGATACGGCATTTGGATTTACAGAAGTATTGCAAGAAGTGCCATACTTCTTTGACGATAGAGTCGACTCTACATTTATCAGAGTTGATAGCGGAAGTAAGACAGCAGACGATAATTTCTAAGAGAATAAGAAATGACACAACAAGTAATTGATATTGGAGCAGCGCCGAATGATGGAACTGGCGATACAATTCGTGAAGCGTTTGATAAAGTAAACGATAACTTCACTGAATTGTATGCTGGTGCTGGCGCTGATAGTGGTCCACAGGGTCCACAAGGACCAACTGGTCCATCTGGCGCTGCGGGTGCAGCAGGACCTCAAGGTCCATCAGGTGTGGCAGGTGCAGCAGGACCACAAGGACCGAGCGGTGCGCAAGGTATTGCGGGTCCACAGGGTCCAATGGGTCCATCTGGTCCTGCAGGTTCGTTTGGTGGTGTTACAATCGATTATACTTTTGATACAAACACTGCAAACACAGATCCAGGTACTGGTCGAGTAAAATTCAATAATTTAAATCTTGCTATTGCAACAGAGATGTATGTTGATAGCACTGATGATTCTGGCGTTGATCTTGCGACTTTACTCCAAACAATTGATGACTCAACATCAACGATCAAAGGACACTTTAAGATAAGTGAAAAATCAAACGTACAAGCGTTTGCAATATTCACAATTTCATCAGCATCTCATCCTTCAACATATTCAATCGTAAACTGTTCATATGTTTCTGGCGGTATAGCATCATTTAAT